AATGAAAAAAATAGAAGCTTCTAGGAAAAAAGGCATGCACGCATCAGGCGGCCGTGTTTCGTTATCCGCGGGCGGTCTTGCAGGAATGTTGGGCGAATAATGGATAAGTTTTGGGAAAGATATATAACTTCTCGTCCTGCACCAGGAGAATCTAAAGGTGCGTTCGAAGCATTCGCTGCAGCGCATAAAGAACCACGAATCACGGCTCAGGAACCACGGAACATGGCTGAAGGTGGACGGATCGGGTATGGTGATGGTCAGTTAGTACGAAACACGGTTGATGGATCGAGACCTGGGTATAATGGAAAAAGAGTATATCTTTCTCCTGATATTGATAAATTTTCTGATGCTCTTTTGGATGCTTACGCAACAGATGATATTACAAAAATAATTGAAAGTGGTAAAAGCAAAAAATTTGCTAACGTAATAACTGCTGTTAAATCAGGAAAAGATAAAAGTGCTAAACTAGCAAAAGTTATAAAAAATACTAGTTTAGATGAAGAAACTATTTTTAATTTACTTGATGATAGAGATGCTTATATAGATTTAGCAAGAGAAGGACACGGGGGAGCTCCTCCAAGACAATTAGATTTTTATAAAAAAGCTGAAAATTGGATTATTAAAAATTCTTCAAGATATTCAGATCCTGATAAATTTAAAAAAGCATTTATTAGAACCTTTGGTAAAAATAATGATTTAATAAAAACTATGAAAAGGCTTGATGTAGGTGAAAGAAGAAAACAGACTTCAGTGCCTTTTAGTTCTTGGTTTAAAGAAACAATTTTAGGAACCCAACAAAAATTTTCACAACCTAGTTATAACTATAATCAATTAAATAATATTTTTAAAACTGCAATCTATACTAATAATGAAAAAGTTAGAAATAATATTACAAAAGAAATTAAAAAACTTCTTGATATGCCTATGGCTAAAGGAGGAAAATTTGATATTAGAGATGAAATTGCAAACAATAAGATATTTAAACAATTTGGTTTTGATAGACAAATAAGAGGACCTATTGCAAGACTTCTTGCAAATGAAATAACTAAATCAGTTATTATTCCTGGTTCTGGAGAAGAAGTATTAAAACAAATCGGTGCGTTTAGAGACCCTTATCTTGGAACTTCAGAAATTATACGTTATTTAAGAGAGAGAGTTGATCCTAAATATAAAAATATGTTTGATGAAACAGCTAAAGCTGTAGATTTAGCTACAAAACAAAAATGGCCCGAAGCTAAGAAAGCTTTGAATATTGCTGATAATATAATGTGGGATCATAAAATTCCTAAAGAATTGGTTAAGTTGGGATATGCTGATCAAATAGAATACATAAAATTAAACCCAACATCTAAAGAATTTAATGCAAGAATAAAGAACCCTCAGTTTGATCAAAAAATAATCAAATTAGCTCATGACTGGAAAAAGGCAACAACTGTTGATGCTAAAGCAAAAATTGTTGGAGATATGAATATATTAAAAGATAAGTTTAGTAAAAAATATGGAAATTATTTAGATGATGTAAAAATAACACCAGATAAAACTGGTAAGCCGATATTTTCAAGCACGGCAGATGTTGTAACTAAAAAAACTAATCTAATTAAAAGTCTTACAACTTCCTTGGCGCAAGAAAAAGGACATAAAACCTTTGCTGAACTTTATGCATCCAAAGATGGAAGAAAGCAATTAAAAGCAATGACATCGTTGACTGGAATTAATGATTATTTACGTGCTAATGGAATGGGTCCTATATGTGTAACTAAAAGTCCAAAAAAATGTGGAATGGATTTAATAAAAAGTGAAGGTGGAGTTGAGGCGTATAGAAGTGAACTTGAAAAAAGAATGTCTAATGCAAAGGGAGATGAGAAATGGTTTAAGGCATATAATAATCCTAAACTGGATTCGGTAAAGAATTTTTTCAAAGGTGCTGGTAAAAAATTATGGAAGTTGGGAAAAGCAGGTGTAATTGGTGAATTATATTATATTCCTCTTGGTACGGCGTATGAATCGGGAAGAGGAAAGAATTTATTAGAAGCTCTTGATAATTCTATAGGATTAGGTGGACATTTTGGAATGGAAGAAAAAAATCTTATGAAATATGCAGATAAAGCTGGATACAGCGAAGAGGATAAGAATTTTTTCAAACAATTTTCTCAATTAGAAAAAAATGACAATTGGATGATGTTTTGGGAAATGGCTGCGGCTGGTGATAAGTGGGCTACGGAAAAAATTGGTAAATATTATCCTGGTGTGCCTTTATGGAGTTTGCAAGAACATGCTGCTGGAAAAGTAAAAGATTTACAAACAGAATCTGATAATATTATGGGAGAATTGTATACAGGTTTGGGAGAAGAAGGTTTGTTTGGAAAATTTGGTGAAAGAGAATATTTAAAAGATGTACAAGCAATAGATTGGATAAATAAAGCAAAAGAAAAAGAAGCTAATACAATAATTAATAAAGCCCTTGCTGAAAAACATGGAGAACCCTCTCTTGCGCCTTGGACACCGGCACCAGATCGTTGGTTAGTTATGGATAATTTAATTAATGCTTTTACTAAAAAAGGGCGGGAAAAGATAAGAAAAGAAGGATTGGCAAAAGAACAAGCAGGGCCATTATGGTCTATGCTTACTTCTCCGATAGGAGCTGCCTATGCAGCAGGAGATAAAAGAATTGATAGAGAAAAATATTTAGAGGAAGCTGGAAGAGAAGATTTATTACATAAAGAATATATGCACCCTTTATATGGAGCTAGTTTTTCATATCCTCAAGCAGTAGGGGTGGGCAGATATGCAAGCGGCGGTTTAGCCAATCTAACAAGAACCGTGGCCCCTGATTCGGGACCCATGTCTCAAGGGTTGCGTTCATTGTATATTAATGATAGAGATTACTAGGAGTATAAATGGCAGACATAGATAAATCACTCCCTAACATTCGACACGAAGTTGCAATACCACCGGCGCAGGCACCGACCGATGTCGACATTACGGAGCAACGACAACCAGTAGAAGTAACACCTGATGAAGAAGGTGGTGCAACGGTTAATTTTGAACCAAGTGCCGTGAACCAGGCACAGTCAAACACGCACTTTGATAATCTAGCAGATATACTTCCAGAAACAGTTTTAGACCCAATTGGAATTCAGCTTCGAGGAAATTATACAGATTATAAAATGTCCAGAAAGGACTGGGAACAGTCCTACGTTAAAGGTCTGGATCTTTTAGGATTCAAGTATGATAATAGATCAGAACCATTTCAAGGAGCATCTGGTGCAACACACCCAGTGCTCGCTGAAGCTGTTACACAGTTTCAGGCATTAGCTTATAAAGAATTACTTCCTGCAGATGGTCCCGTTAGAACACAGATTTTAGGATTGTCCAATCCTGCAAAAGAAGCTCAGTCACAAAGAGTTAAAGATTTCATGAATTATCAACTCATGGATCAGATGAAGGAATATGAACCTGAATTTGATCAAATGTTATTTCATCTACCACTAAGTGGTTCTACTTTTAAAAAAGTATACTATGATGATTTATTAGGACGAGCTGTTTCAAAGTTCGTTCCTGCAGATGACCTCGTAGTTCCGTATACGGCTACCTCATTAGACGATGCGGAAGCGGTGGTCCATGTTATAAAAATTTCAGAAAATGATTTAAGAAAACAGCAAGTAAACGGTTTCTATACCGATATCGAATTGACAAAACCTGTATCAGACGTGAATGCTGATAAGGTAGAAGATAAAAAAAGAGAATTAGAAGGAACTACTAAAACAACTAGAGTTGAAAGTATGTACACGTTATTAGAGTGCCATACAAATCTTGATTTAGAAGGTTTCGAAGATGTTGGCCAAGACGGACAGCCAACTGGAATAAAATTACCTTACGTCGTAACAATCGAAGAAGGTAGTATGAAAGTTTTGTCTATCAGACGAAACTATGCGCCCAATGATCCATTAAGAAATAAAATCCAATATTTCGTCCACTTCAAGTTTCTGCCAGGACTAGGATTTTACGGCTTTGGACTCATTCATATGATTGGCGGATTGAGTAGAACGGCAACGTCTGCTCTCCGTCAATTATTAGACGCAGGTACTTTATCGAATTTACCAGCAGGATTTAAGCAACGAGGTGTCAGGGTTAAAGATGACGCTTCACCGATACAACCTGGAGAATTTAAAGATGTTGACACACCAGGTGGTAATCTAAGAGATGCATTTGTATTCTTACCATACAAGGAACCATCACAGACATTATTGCAGTTGATGGGAATTGTAGTTACAGCAGGACAGAGATTCGCGTCCATTGCTGACATGCAGGTCGGGGACGGGAACCAGCAGGCCGCTGTTGGTACGACTGTCGCCCTTTTAGAACGTGGTTCAAGGGTAATGTCAGCAATCCATAAAAGAGTATATTCAGCCCTAAGAAAAGAATTTAAACTACTTGCAAAAGTATTTGCACAGTATCTACCACCCGAATATCCATACGATGTTGTAGGTGGACAAAGAAATATTAAAGTTGCCGATTTTGATGATAAGGTAGATATCCTACCAATTGCTGATCCAAACATTTTTTCAATGTCGCAAAGATTGACATTGGCACAAACTGGATTGCAACTTGCAATGTCTAATCCACAAATGCATAATTTATACATGGCATTTAGAAAAATGTATGAAGCATTGGGTATAAAAGATATTGATAGAATTTTACCACCACCAGCACCGAACGCACCTAAAGATCCGTCTTTAGAACATATTGATTCTTTAGCTGGTAAACCTTTTCAGGCGTTTCCTGGTCAGGATCATAGAGCGCACGTTACTGCGCACTTGAATTTCATGTCAACTAACATGGTTAGAAACAATCCAACGGTTATGGCTGCCCTACAGAAAAATATTTTAGAGCATATCAGCTTAATGGCTCAGGAACAGGTACAATTAGAGTTCAGAGAACAGATTCAACAGTTACAAGTGCTACAACAACAAGCTGCAGTTAATCCGCAGGTACAACAACAGGTACAACAAATCACTCAACAGATAGAAGCACGAAAAGCAGTGTTGATTGCAGAAATGACTGAAGATTTTATGAAGGAAGAGAAGAAAATTACATCTCAATTTGATCATGATCCATTACTTAAACTTAAATCTAGAGAAGTTGATTTAAGAGCTATGGAAAATGAACGTAAGCAACAAGAAATGAAGAAAAGAACTGAAATTGATCAGGCTAAGTTAGTTCAAGGCCAAGATATTCATGAAGATAAGCTTGAACAGGATGAAGAATTAGCAGAATTACGTGCTGATACATCATTAGAGAAGCAAGAAATGGCAAATGAGAACAGATTAAGGCTTGCTAGAATGAAACCTAAAGGAGGCAACGGTGCCTCTAACAGATAAAGGTAAAAAAATACTTGGAAATATGAAAAAACAGTATGGTTCTGAAAAAGGAGAGAATGTTTTTTATGCTTCTGCAAATAAAGGTGTTATAACAGGTATTGAAAAACGAAAACATGCTTATAAGGGTGGTTTAATAAAAGGATTTCCCAAATTGGCAAAAATAATATAAAAGGAGGACATTATGGCATGGAATTATAAAAAAGCTACAGAAGTTAAAATTCCCGAGCAAAAAAAGATAGTTGATCCTAGATCTGCAACTAGCAGAGTAGTAAAAAACTATATTGCTAAGGGAGATGAAAATTCTGCTAAAGTAGCAAAAGCAAGACCAGCTAAAGTTAGGTGGTTCTAATATGTGGTTCAGCGCAATTAAACTTGCCTTAAATGCTGGCAGTCACATTTACAAAAAACGCCAAGAGTCCAAGATGGCTATGGCAGACGCACAATTTTTGCATGCGCAAAAACAAGCTCGAGGTGAGGAAGCTTACCAGGGAAAACTTTTAGAGGCCCGTCAAAACGACTACAAGGATGAATTTGTACTTTTGATCCTAAGCGCCCCCATAATCGTGCTCGCCTGGGGAGTCTTCAGTGACAATCCTGCCGCGATGGAGAAAGTAAAAATCTTCTTTGAACATTTTGCATCTCTTCCTACATGGTTTTCGACTTTATGGATACTTGTAGTTGGAAGTATTTTTGGTATAAAGGGAACTCAAATATTTCGTAATGGAGGGAAAAAATAATGGTAAACCCAAGATATAGACCCACTATTGCTAATTCCAGAAAACCTATCGGAAGTAAAAAAGAAATAGGTGAAGTAAAAAAAGATTTTGTATATCCTCCAAAAGAAAAATATATTGGATCACATATCAAAAGCAAATTAGGCAATGAATATGCATCTAATGAAAGTTACGAGAAATATTATAAAAATTTAGTATGAATCTAGAAAATGTAATTTATAAATTACAAAAAACGCTGGGGAGAAGAATCCAGGCGCTGGCAATCACGGTTACTTCAGGGGTTGACAATATGGAGACTTATAAGTATATTATTGGACAAATTAATGCACTGGAATCAGTGCGACAGGAACTCTCTAACCTGCTAAATGAGAAGGAGCAAAATGACGGAACAGTCATCGACATTAAAGACGGAAAACCCAAAGCATAAGCATGCTTTGACGGAAAAGTACAAAGAACAAACAGAAAAATTACCAAAACCCACAGGCTGGAGAATTTTAGTTTTACCATTCAGAATGGATGAAAAAACTAAAGGTGGAATACTTATGGGACAAGACACGTTGGACAAACAACAGGTTGCATCACAATGCGGTAACGTATTGGCGATGGGATCTCAATGTTATAAAGATAAAGAACGTTATCCAGAAGGCCCGTGGTGCGTGGTTGGTGATTGGGTGATCTTTGCGCGTTATGCGGGATCACGTATACAAATAGAGGGCGGAGAAATCAGGTTGTTGAATGAAGATGAAATTCTAGCAACCGTCAAGAACCCAGAAGACATCTTGCATAAATATTAACATAGGAGGAAACTATGCCAGAAGAAAATAAGATAAAGAAAGAAGATCCAAAGGTGGATTTAGACACTTCAGGTCCTGAAGTGGATGTAGCCGTTCCCGAGGAAAAAGAAGAAACAGTAGAACCAAAAATCACGGAACAGGAAACAGTAGAAGAAGTAAAAGAAGAACCAGTAAAAGAAGAACCAAAAGAAGAAGATACGAAGCTGGAAGAATATAGCAGAGGCGTTCAATCACGTATTGCCAAACTTACACGAAAAATGAGAGAAGCAGAACGTAGAGAAGGTGCTGCTGTTGAATATGCCCAGGCTTTGGAACACCAACGAAAACAGGATCAGTCTCGATTCCAAAAAATGGATACTGATTACTGGTCTAGATTTGAGAAGAACGTTAAAACTGGAATGGATTCTGCCCAAAAAGAATTGGCAAATGCCATTGAAACAGGGAACGCGGAAGCTCAAGTCGAAGCAAATAAACGGATTGCTACATTAGCATTTGAAAATGCTAAATTGGAGCAAGCCAAAGAACATAAACCTGTTGCACAGGAACCTCCTGTACAACTTTCAGACGGTGGAAGACTACCACAGCAAACACCACAGGAACTTCCTGATCCAGATCCTAAAGCGGAATCTTGGGCTAGTAAAAACACATGGTTTGGTCAAGATAGAGCCATGACCTTTACTGCCTTTGAAATCCATAAAGATCTTGTAAATGAAGGATTTGATCCTAAATCAAATAATTATTATGCAGAAGTTGATAAAAGAATAAAAGTTGACTTTCCGCATAAATTTGCTATAGGTGGTGAAGTAGAGCAAACGTCCAAGACCAATCAGTTGGTTGCTTCAGCTCAGAGAAGTGTAAGACCTGGACGCAAAACTGTGAGACTCACATCCTCTCAGGTAGCAATAGCTAAAAAATTAGGTGTGCCACTCGAAGAATACGCAAAACAAATAAAACTCACGGAAGGAGCGTAATATGAAAAAAGAAGATACAAATACTTCACGTGCGAGTCAAACACGGCAAGAAACTGAAAGGCCAAAAGTGTGGACTCCTCCATCATCTCTAGATGCACCCCCTGCACCTGATGGATTCAGGCACAGATGGATACGGGCAGAGAGTTTAGGGTTTCAAGACACTAAAAATATCTCTGGAAGATTAAGAT